GTAGCAACAACCAACAACGCACAGGTTGAAGGTGACGACGCTACCGCAGCAACCATCAGCCCGACGACTCGTCTCGGTAACTACACGCAGATCGTTGCTAAGACGATCCAGGTGTCAGGAACCATGATGGCCGTTGATCTTGCAGGTCGTCGCGCAGAGAAGGCTTATCAGCTTTCGAAGGCTTCGCAAGAACTCAAGCGTGACCAAGAGACGATCCTTGCCGCTAACCAAGGTCGCAGTGCTGGTAACTCGTCCACGGCTCGCAAGTTGGGTTCGCTTTTGTCTTGGCTCAAGACCAACTCGAACTACAACACCAGCGACGGTGCTAACCCCACCACAATCGGCGTGTCGACCCGCTCGGACGGCACGACTCGTACCTTCACCGAGGCAATCCTCAAGGATGGCGTTCAGCAGGTTTACACCTCTGGCGGCAGCCCCAAGATTCTCGTGGTTGGCCCTGCACTCAAGCAGACCGTTTCGGCCTTTGCTGGTATCGCAGCACAACGCTACATGGCTCCTTCTGACGCACCGACGACCATTATCGGCGCGGCTGATGTGTACCTGAGCGACTTCGGTTCGATCTCTGTAGTCCCAGATCGTTTCGTTCGTAGTCGTGACGCGTTCATCCTTGATCCGGAATACGCAGCAGTTGGTTATCTGCGTCCCTTCCAGACCAACGAACTTGCAAAGACTGGTGACTCTGAGAAAACCCAGATCCTTGCTGAGTTCACGATGGAAATGCGTAACGAGGCTGCCCACGGCATCCTGGCTGACCTCAAGACAGCGTAACAAAAACTGTGGTAAAAAAGAGGGAGGCGTAACAACCTCCCTTTTTTTATGCTCAAAACTAAATTTCATGCAACCGACGACCAGTATGTCTTTGAGCGAACTCAAGACATCACGGATATTGTCGAGCAGAACAAAGCACTCTATAACGCGACAGATGAGCGTGAGCGTTGGGGTGAGTGGACTCGGTACGCACAACTACCCTTTGCGGTGGTTGACGACTTAAACAAACAAGGGATCATGCGAGGCTTTGCTGTCGCAGACGAGAAGAAATTCAGGGCGTGGATGAACGACCCAGAGAACAGACACTTCAGAACTCGCCCAGGAAAAGTATGAAGATAGCTCTTTGTGTTCCGTGTAGGGACACGATGATGACGGGGACATCCTTCGATATGGCTCGTCTGGCAGCATATGACGGGGCCAATAGATGCGCATTAACGGGAGGATCGTTCCTCTTGTACACAGCCCCAGGCACTCTTATATTCAGTCAAAGAGAGTCATTAGCCAAAGAAGCCTTAGCCGATGGTGCTGAGTACATCCTTTGGGTGGACTCAGATATGAGATTCCCTAAGAATACGTTAGAACGACTGTTAGCTCACGGGCAAAAGATTGTCGGAGTAAATGCAGTCACGAGACGTAAACCAGTTCTACCAACTGCGATTAACTTTCACGAAGATAAAGAGATCTTTGAGAAGATTGAGAGTCGAGGAAAGAAGGGTATCGAAGAGGTGACTGCTGTAGGTTTTGGGGTTGTGCTAACCCATAAGTCTGTGTTTGAGGCTATGCCGCAACCTTGGTTTGATGTAGTATGGGGGGCGGGTGGTCTAATTGGCGAAGATGTGCATTTTTGCGTGAAAGCCCTAGATCACGGGATTAAGACTTTCGTGGATCACGAATTGAGCCTCGAAATAGGACACATCGGGACGCACGAATACCGATGGAGCGATGTCGAATATGGCCCTAAACAGTTACGGCAACCTACAGACAACGATAGCTAATTATCTCTCACGAGATGATCTTACTTCCGCGATCCCTGACTTCATCCAACTCGCAGAGATTCGACTCCGTAGAGATCTTCGCTTGCGCGAAATGCTTACGCAAACATCGGTTACGGCGACTGGTGGAGTCTCGACAATTAACCTCCCTAGTGACTTCTTGCAAGCAAGGGATGTGTACGTTGACTCTGACCCCGACTTCCCTATTACGTTCACAACGCCGAGCATCTTTATTCGGAACGGTAGGACGAACCAAAGTGGTGTACCGGCTTTCTACACCATCCTTGGGTCTACGATTCAACTTGCCCCAATTCCTGACAGCAATTACGACATCAAGATCCTCTACTACGCGGCCCCTGCGTTTTTATCTACAGCGGCCCCGACAAATCTCTGGATTACGACCTGTCCGGATGCACTCCTCTACGGGGCGTTAGGCGAGGCTGAACCTTATCTTATGAACGATCCCAGGCTACAGACCTGGGGTGCGCTTTATGATCGCGCTATTGCTGCTCTCACGCGTTCAGACGAGGAGGGTCAGTATTCCGGTGTTCCTCTAACCATGACGCTTGCCAAGCGATGAGAATTAACTTTGGTGATTGGTTGCCGGATCAGCCAGGGGTAGCAGGTGCTCTGGTTGATGCCAAGAACGTCATACCCCAACAGGTAGGTTATGGCCCTTTATCTTCGCCTAGTGAGTGGAGCAATGCGGCTTCAGAAACGCTTAATTCGGTTGCTGCTGCGGCTGCTCCGGACGAGGCGGTAACGGTCTTTGCTGGCGGTGATACAAAACTCTTTAAGCTAGGCACAAACTTAAATCTTACGGATGTTTCTAAGTCTGGAGGGTATACAACACCATCAGATCAAAAGTGGCGTTTTACTCAGTTTGGCAATCGAGTGATCGCAGCCAACGGAGGCGACAGGCTTCAAGGTTATCTCATGGGTTCGTCTACCCTATTTGCAGACCTTGGTGCTGCTGCACCTAAGTCTAGGTATGTCACAACGGTCAGGGACTTTGTAGTTGCTGGCTTTAACAATGGTTCAACGGTCTACCCTAATCGCGTTGAGTGGTGCGCGTTAGGAGACGAGACGAGTTGGACTCCTGCCGCAACAACACAAGCGGACTACCAGGACATACCCGACGGTGGACACGTCAAGGGTCTGACGGGCGGTGAGTACGGCATCGTGTTTATGGATCGTGCGGTTGTCCGTATGTCTTACGTTGGAAGCCCACTTGTATTCCAGTTCGACACGATTTCGAGGGGTTTGGGTTGTATGGAGCCTAACTCAGTCATTCAGTACGCTGGATCGAGCTTCTTTTTGTCTGACGACGGGTTTTATGTCACGAACGGGCAGGAAGTTAAGTCTATTTCGGTAGAGAAGGTAGATAGATGGTTCTTCAATACCGTGGACATATCGCAGTTATCCACGATGTCTGCTGCTGTAGACCCGCTTAAGAACCTTGTCATATGGTGTTTCAAGACCGTAGACCAAACGACTGCGCTCTTGATCTACAACTTTAACCTCTCTAAGTGGTCGTACGCTGAGATCAACGTGGATACCATTGCTTCGTCTACAGCGATCACAACAACTTCATCTTCAGGGTTGACCTTAGAGCAATTAGACTCTTTTGGTGGTCTTGATTCTCTACCCGCAAGCCTCGATTCCTTTGGTTATACGGTGACTTCGACCTTGCTGACAGGGACATTAGGCGCAAAGATCATTGCTTTCTCTGGGTCTAACCTAACAGCGAATATCGTTACACCGGATCTATCTCTCAACGACATGCCTTCAGTGATGACACTGATTCGACCTGTCATTGACGGAGGCACTTGTTCTGTACAGGTCAACTCAAGACGCAGGCTGAACCAACAGACAGACTTCACGGGTTCTACTTACACGAGCAACGACGATAACCGCATCGGATTACGTTCCGCGGGAACTTATCATCGGATTAAAGCAATACCTTCTGGCGTTTGGTCGTCTGCGGTTGGTTTAGATGTAACTATCGTTCCGCAGGGTATGCGATGATCTTCAGGACGCTGCCTCCGTTTGGTGGCGATCAACGAGCCGTTGCCGAAATTGTCCGTGGCATCATGGACGGTAAGACCAACAACACCGGAACGGTAACGCTCAATACAGGAAACGCCACCACAACCACGATTACAGACGCGAGAATAGGGGTAGAGAGCAAGATTATTCTTATCCCTTACTCTGCTGCTGCCTATGTGAGTGGATTGCCCTACGGATCGTTTTTCGACCTTAACGACCAAACGGCTGCAAGCACGACAGCATCCTATGCAGTCACGTTCTCCAATACGGATTTAAGCAACAACGTCTACTTATCGAATTCAAGTCGCATTAACGTCAGGGCGGCGGGGAAGTACAACCTTCAGTTTTCTGTGCAGTTTGCAAACGCTGACACGCAGATCCGAGACGCTGACTTGTGGTTAAGAAAAAACGGAACCGACCTTACTAACTCCAATTCTCAGTTCTCGATTCCTAATTCTCACGGTGGAACTGATGGGCACTTGATTGCTGCGCTTAACCTTTTTGTTGATCTCGCGGCCAATGACTACGTTGAACTTGTCTGGGCCGCAACAAGCACACAAGTAAGGCTAGAGTACATAGGAACACAGTCAAGCCCGACAAGACCGGCTACGCCTTCAGTCATTCTGACTATGCAGCACATCTCTGATGGGCCTTTAATTTACGTTTCAAGCGTAACGAACGGTTCTGCGACTGTTACGCACTATCCTAATTCAACGTCTGATATGACATACGGCTATGTGGTAATCGGATGAATGTGCAATACATCAAACAAGACGAGCTAAGAAATGTCTGGCAGTACATCAAGCCAGGATTGGAAGTCATCCTTAAAAAGAGCCCAGAATCGTGGATACCTGAGGACATTTACTCGGACTGCTTTACGGGAAGATCACTTCTTTGGGTGTTTGTTGAGGATAACTCTGTTGTGGGCTTTGTTGTTTTGCAGCCTATCGGCGATAATTTGCATATTTGGTGCGCTTATGGCAAGGGAGATAGTCGTGCAGGCTTGGATCATGTTCTCGGCATTGCGAGAAGTGGTGGCGCGAAAACTATCAGCTTTGATTCGTGGCGTAAAGGCTGGGATCGCAAGGCTAAGGCGTTAGGTTTTAGACCCCGTAAGTGGGTGAGAGAGGTTTAACATGGCTGGTGGTACGACAAACACGGTTACGAGAACCGAACTTGACCCGACAATGCGTCCTTACGTCCAGTACGGACTAAGCGAGGCACAAAGGCTTTATCAACAGGGTGCTCCTGAGTTCTACACGGGCCAGACCTATGTAGGCCCATCTCAGCAGACGCAGGCTGCGCTCTCTGCGATGCAGACGAGGGCTATGCAAGGCAACCCGCTTGTGCCTTTAGCGCAACAGCAGTTAGCAACGACGCTCGGTGGTTCTCGTGCTGAGACATTGGCAGGGGCAACAAGTCCCGTCTTAGCTAATACGGTTGCAGGTGGTTATCTCGGACAGAACCCGTACTACACATCTGCTTTGCAGCCTGGGTTCCAGGCAGCAACAACTCAGTACCAAGACGCAATCAACCAGATGCGGTCTCGCGCTTCTCAGGCTGGACGTTACGGGACTAACGAAGCCCTTATGAGTCAAGAGCAACGCGCACAAGGCGCACTTGCTAACGCTCTTGCAGGACAGGCTGCACAGTTGGGTTACTCCGGTTACGAGGCTGAGAGGGGCAGGCAACAACAAGCACTAGGCATGGGTCTGGATCTCTACGAAGCAGAGAGAGCTAGACAACAAGCGGCTATCGGTGCTGCTCCAGGCTTGGCCGCACAGGACTACACGGACATAGGACAGCTAGCGCAGGTTGGGCAGGCGGCAGAAGGCTACCAACAGGCAGCACTTCAGGATGCAATACAACGCTTTAACTTCCAACAACAGGCTCCTTACACGGCACTTCAGTCGTTCTTGTCTGGTGCTTACGGTGCGCCAATGGGCCAACAAACAATTCAACCGACTTACTCCAATCCTTTAGCAGGTGTTCTTGGTGGCGCGTTAACTGGAGCCAAGTTAGGAAGTATGGTTCCAGGGCTAGGCACTGGATTCGGTGCTGCTGCTGGTGGCTTACTTGGTTTGCTTGGGAGGTAATCGTGTCAACTAGCAACTTCCTTGGCGGTGTGTTTGGTGAAATGCCTTCCTACATGGGGGGTTTGTTAGGCGCAGAAGATCAGGAAAAACTTAGGCAACAGGCACAAGATCAGGGATTGCTAAACCTTGGTCTTACGCTACTCGCAGGATCAGGAAGAAGTCCCGTTCGTAGGTCTACAGGCGAGCTTGTGGCACAAGGATTACAAGCAGGACAGCAAGCCTACCGTGGTGCGGTGCAGCAAGCAGTGCAGGACAAAATGATCGGTATGCAGTTGGAAGAGGCTGCAAAGAAACGCAAGCAAGAAGAAATATTTAATCAGTTGCTACAACCACCAACGGCTGCGCAAACAACCGATATGGCCGGTAGAGCGATGGGCACTACAGGCCCAACGGCTGAGGCTGCGACAAGGTTTGAGCAGGCAAAACAAGCAACAACCCCATTTGGCGAACTAACTCCTGAGCAACGCTTGATTGCTGCTGCAATGGGTAGGGAAGGTGGTCTTAAATTCCTTTCGGAACAGTTAAAGCAGGAATACTCGACAACGCCTTCAACGGTAATGATTGGCGGAAGGCCAACGCTTGTCCAATTTAGTAAAACAGGCGCAATGAAGGTTGTTAATGCTTCTCCGCTGCCTAATGAAGAGCAGGTTAATGTAGGAGACGAGATTAGATTTAGGGATAAAAACACGGGTGTGATTACAGGATCAATCAAGCTAAATATTGGCCCTGCTGACGCTAAAAGAATCATGCTTGATGAAGAAAGATTAAAGAATGAGCGACAAAGACTTGCTTATGAAGGCCAACGCGTAAACATGGAAGGCCAGAGACTTAACCTTGCAAACATTGAGTC